GAAGGACGTTCGTTCTGTTAATGAAGATGTGATTCAAATTGCTTAGAGATCGAGGGACAATCAAATGGACATCAATGATGCTCCCAGAACACTTACTACAGCTTAAACAAGACTTACTTGATGTATCAAAAATTGAAAAGCCATCATTAGATTATCAACAAATTGAGGAGATGGGTATTTTCGTCTCTGAAGCAATGTCACTGAACAAAGAGCTAAAATTTAAACTGTATGAAGGTGAAATATGTTAAGGGATTAATCGGAAGAGTCAGAACCTTAACTATGAACAAAAAAACTGCGTGTGAAAGACCAGAACGACCTTAAAATTTACATCACCATGAATCACACCATAGGAGTTGCGTACAATGATTGGTTACTCACAATTTCCACGTAAAAATATACTTTGTGTTGATATGAAATCCTTTTATGCTTTGGTTTCAGCAGTTACTATGGGATTGAATCCAATGACTTGTTATCTGGCTGTGGTCGGAAACACGGATAGACAGGGAAGTGTAGTTTTAGCTGCATCTCCTGAGCTTAAAAAAGATTTTGGAATAAAAACTGGATCTAGATTATTCGAGATCCCAGATGATCCAAGAATACATGTAGTAAATCCACAAATGAAACTTTTCATCAGAGTTTCATCTGAAATTACTAAGCTGTTTTACAGGTTTGTTCCTGAGAAGTGCGTATATACCTAAAGTGTAGATGAACCTTTTTTAGACGCTGGAAAACAAAATCCAGAGGAAATGGCGAAAGCAATTCAAGGTAGTATGATGAGAGAATTTGGCTTATTTTGCACAGTGGGCATTGGAGACAATATGTTGCTAAGTAAGTTAGCTCTTGATCTAGAGAGTAAGAAAACATAAAGCGGCATTGCGCGTTGGAGATATGAAGATGTGCCAAATAAACTCTGGAAGGTTTACCCTTTGTCTAAAATGTGGGGGATAGGAGGGAGTATGGAAAGAAATCTGAATCGGATGGGAATATCAACTATTAGCTTGATTTATCAGATATTGTTTCACAGATTGCTGCATATCATTGTATGCTATTAGTTTTATATCATGGAGTTTAACAACAGCCTGAAATTGCATCGGCAAGATCGCTTTCTTTTTGAATTAACTTCATGGCTTCGGAAGCTGATAAACTTTTACCCTCAGCCCATTTTTTCGAGAAGTTCATTCTTTAGAATTTTCAGATGCATTTTTAGTGGAATCTATCGCATCTTTTAAATCACCGTAGGAGAAAACCAGCCCATTTGCTTTGTCTTTGCCCTCAAGGTATTGGTTTATAAGATTTTCAAGATCTTGAGATGCTCTAGAAAAGTTGTTTTGATTACCTGAACTCAGCGCCTTTTGAATATTGTCCATGTATTTAGCAACATTTATTGAAAAGGATTTTAATTCAGTAGCATCCATTTTACTGAAATCAATTTTGCTAAACGCATCGTTAATTTCTTTAGATAGCTGTGGGCTTATTTTTACTGAGTTAAAGGCATTCACAGTTTGCATAACTTGTTCTCTGATTTTGGCTTGAGAACTTGAAAGAGACTGCTCTACACGCAATGCCTCTTGTTCAGCTTTTACGCCTTGATTCTTTAACTTGCTGTCGTCTCAAATGGGTATTCGAATAAAGACCAAAAACATTTCCCTTTCGAATAAGCTTCTGACATTTTCTTATATTGATCAATTTCTTGGGTTAGATTCTCAATGTCTTTTAAACTATCTTTTGCACCAGTTTGAATATCTGATTTATTGAGATATGCTAATTTTTCAGTATAAGCAATTGCATCTTCTAAGGCTTTGTTGTTTTTAATAATAGCCTGACCTTGTGAGTTATATCCGCTAATAAGGTTAGGGAATGTCTGGGCTAATTGCTGCGTAACTTGAAGATATTCTTGTTCTTTTTCTGAGGAAAGTGTTCCAGCTTCCTTTGCTTTTTGAAGCTCTTCATACTGTGCAATTAATTCATCGGTAGAATCTTTATTAGTTGTAATTGCCTCAATGCTTGTCATCTTAGCTTGCTCATAATCTTCACGAGCTTGATTTAATTTCGAATAAGAAGAGATTAATTTTTCAATCACAACACCCATAGCCATCATTGCTGCCATAGGAAGAAAACTTCCTGCTAAAAATGCTCCGGTAGTCATTGCAGCCTTTTTCAAGCCGACTAAAGTGTTATTAAAGGTTGTAGTGACTTTATTCCATATGACTGTTCTGGCAGATGCTGCTGTTACTCCAACTGTAACAGCGTTAAAATTAAGAGCAAGATTTCTAAGGGCGGCTCCCATTGCAGTACCTGAAGCTAATGTACTTGCACGAAGTGATGAATTAAATAGTAGTACAGCTGCAGTAGCTGCGCCAAACACTTGAGGGAGTAAGCCGATTGATTTTGTTACTTGAGCACTCGTTTGGACTATGACTTTTAAAACGTCAGCAAAAACAACAATACTATCAGATATTAAAGCTTCTCCAGAAGCAACTGACATCTCGGTAAAGGAATTAGATAACCGATTTATTCTCGCTTCTAAACTATCAGCATATTTCTGTTGCTCTTTCCATGAGCTGCCTACTGAATTTGCAGCAGTAGAAGCAGCAGATTGTGAGATTGTATAGTTGTTCATTAAAGCGTTAAATCTCGACAACTGATAAATACCTGCGACACCGATTGAAGTGTTTTGCTTTTGAGCATCACTTAGGGTATCCCATTTACCAGCTAATTCTTCAATAAGATCGCTTGAAGTTTTTGCTTCTCCACTAGCTGTTTTAACTGAAATTCCAATTTGCTCTAATGCTTTAATCGAACTATTGTTATTCCCAATACGTGCAAATATTGTTTTAAGTGAGTTACCAACAATATTCCCACTCTCACGAGTCGTACTTGCAATGGCAGTTGTATAACCAATTAAATCATTTAATTCAACACCGAAAGTAGATGCAGTTGAGCCGGCTTTTCTGATCGAGTTCGCAAGATCAAGTGTGCTAACTGCATAGTTGTTATCAACTTCATTCAGTTTATCAGCAATGGAAATTGAATCTCCTGCAGCAACATTGAAATTCAGCATTGCAGCAGTTAGGGTGTTAACAGTATCAGTTGGATTCAAGTCAGAAATATTTTGAAGAACTTGTGCTGTTTTTGTAACATCTCCAAGCTCCGATTCATCAAAGCCCATTCTCCCGAACGATCCCGCAATTTCAAGGATATCCGATATCTTATTTGAAAGCTGATCTCCCAAATCGATAGAAGATTGAAGCAATTCATTAAATTTATAGTCAGGAAAATCCATTACACGGCGAATATTTGTCATCAATGTATCAATTTCAATGACTTGCTGTACCATTGACTTTAAAGCCTGAACACCTGAATAAAAGGCTGTTCCAGTAAGTAAGTATGCAGGCATCCTGCTAAACGACTGTGTGAGTTGATCTCCAAAGCTCGTAACTCTGGATGTAGCAGAGCTAACATTTGCAGTAATTTCTCTGAACTGCATATTTAAATTTTGCATTTGAGCTCTAAGGTTAGGTGTTTTAGTACTTAGTTGATTTACTGAATTTAAATAACTCTGAAGAGCAGCAGTATTAGTTCCACTCATTGACCCACTGTATCTGGCATTTAAATTCTGTGCATTAACTTGTGCTTGTCGTTGATATAACTGTAATTGACGTTCAAGTTCTTTTGTTTTTGCTTTAGCAGTAGAGGAATCATCAATCTGATTAATTCGATTAGCTATTTGATCTATTTGAGAAGATGTTTTTGCGCCGTTAATAGAAGTGGAAAGGAGAGAGAGGACTTCTGATGAGACTAATCCTTTTTGACTTAATATCTCAAGTTTTTGGTTTAGTTGATCAACAGCTTTTCTTTGTTGGTCATAATTTGTTGTTATCTTGGAAGAAGTAGCATTAGTTTTAGGATCAGTAGCATAAGTAATCATCAAAACCATTGCGATTTTTTTGAATTACTCTTGTTGTTTGTCCTTGGCTATTTTTCTGTTCAGTTTTCTTTTGAACCTGTCCAAGTTTCTCAGTAGCTGAACAAGCTTGTTTACTTCTTGGGTTTGCTCTTTTAGTGACTTATTGCGATTATCGATTATCTTGGTTTCACGTTGAAGTATTTCACCATTTTTCTTATATTGCTGTGTTAGTTTATCAACGGTACCGTCAGCATTTTTAACAACTTTAGAGGATTCTCTAACGGTTTGATTATACGACTTAAGATTTTCCTGATAAGTTTCAACTGCAGATGAGAATTCTTTTAGGGTCTTTAAAGTAGATGAATCAATATCGGTGCTTAATTTAAGTGAGTTTAATTTTCCTTGGAGAGTTTTTATCTGTTTATTAAGCTGTTCAACGGTAGAAGAGGAGGTGTCAGCTTGGGGAGTTAATATGATTTTGAGGTTTTGACTCAAGTATTAGTCACATCCTTTCAAATGAGGGGAAATAAGAGGACAAAATAAAAAAGCCACTCATTATTGAGCGACTTTACTTGCTTTACGTATTGCTATTTCCATGATCCCTTGCCAAACTTCAACATTCGATAAAGCTTCTTTAACTTTTTGATCATCTTGTTTAAATCCTTTTACATTTTCTAATCCAAAATCATTTTTACTGGGGAGAAAATCAAATCTGAAAATAGGAGTAGAAAAGTCTTCCATTTTTAGTTTTAAATCAATTTTCTTAAAGTGTTTAATTTCAGTTTTATTAGATGACAATCCCCCGACTAGAGCACCGCTTCCGCCTGCTGCGAGACCTCCAACAACAGCTCCAGTCATCTGACTTCCTCTGCTAACTTTGGATATTATGTTATCATCAATCGATATTTCAGCTTCAATAATTTGATTAAAAGGAACAATCTTTTTCTCTAAGGAACCTCCATTTATTTGGTGTATAACAAATTTGCTTTCTGGTTCCACTAGAGTTATTTTCTTATTTTTATCAGGATTTATAAAGAACTTATAGGAAGAGGGGAAATTCCCAGCTAACTCAATCTCTTTTGAATTATTATCGCCATCACTTTTTGCTAATCTGAAACAAATTCACCAACTATAAAGAAAGCAGCAATGATCAATAAAACAATAACAGCCCAGATCATCCAACCACAGCCAGTATTTTTTTCCTACATTATATCATGGTTTCCAGCAGGTTAGAACACAGTTAAAAAATGATGAATATAGTTTTACTTAGTAAACTGTCGAAAATTGTAGAAATTTTGGTAAAATTCTTTGAGTTCACTGGTGTAACATGTTATAATACAAACAAAGGTTCTTAATTTATAAAAAGAAAGGAATGGTTATTATTGAGTAACAAAAATCTGTTTTATCTTGTAATTGGCAACTTGGCGTTATACATAGTCTTCATATATTTCCACTTCACCACAGAATCTGTAAAGACTGCTCGAGAGTTTTTAGACAGTACTCACATAGATCCCAATTTTTATGTCGCACCTTTGATTACATTTATTTTATCTTTAGTTTACACAGGATTAACTGTCTTTCTGTCCTTTAAACAAGGAGCAATATCCTTGAAATATGGAGAATGGAGAGAGTCTATATTTCCGTTTTCTGTGTCTTTTCTTGGCGTCATAGGGTTTATGACAATAGTTCAAATGTTTTTGGGGAAATTTTCAGGGGTTATTGGTGGGTTTATTTTAATGTTTGCCTTTATCTATGCACTAACAAGCTCAAGTGGAAATTACTCAAAAAGATAACATTTTACATCCCCTTTATTAGGGGTTCTTTTTTGTTTTTGTATCTAGTGAATATATTTCATACATAAGCAAAATCCCTCTAACTGAGAAATCTTGATTCTGCATAAAAGAGGGACTTCATCTAAATAAAGATTTGATTCTTTTCTTCCTCGAAATCACGCAAATCATAATGCTTAATAGTCGTTGAAACGTCTTCATGGTGGGCTACATATTTACTGATTAGTTCAATTTTGATTTTCTTCACTTCAAGCAAATATGTAATACATGAGGCTTTAAAGATGTGAGGATTGATACGCCTGCCGAGAATGTCTGAAAGAACGTCAGAGCAAAAATAGTCAGCCCAAGACTCTGACATTTGTTTTGGCTGTCCGCCATACTGAGTAGTGAAGAGGTATTCGTGATCATAACCGCGTTTTTCATGCCAAAGCTTCAGATATTCAAGAGCCTCTGTATTAATCATATATTCTAATGGTTTTCCTTCACCTTTCCCTTTACCAAAAACCTTATGGCTCATAACGTAAGATTGGCCTTCAGGAATAGAGTAGTCCAAAATCTCAGTTTTAAATTGAATTAATTCTGCTCTTCTGCCACCAACATTAAATGCAGTAGCGAGCCATGCCATACCAAGGTAATTCTCATCTTCCTTTAAAGCATCCATCATTAGCTTATAATCATCATACGTAACCTTAACCTTTTCATATGTGATGGTTTTAGGGATTGCAGACAATTCACGTGTGAAATTCCTAAACTTTTCATAGTTTTCGTCGTCTTCTGCAACAACATTTTCAATGTAATTGTTTAATGATGACACACCTGCTTTTTTGAGAGCAATTCCACTGGATGACATACCTCGGTTCTTTAGGAAGCTTTGATATCTGATAAAGTCACGTTTCGTTATTTTATATAGCTTCTTACCATTTAGAGAAGTATGAACCCACCAAAAGAATTAGCGAAGGGAGGAGTGGTATTGTTTTCGTGTTTTATCACGAAATGAATGAGCATCTAAAAACTCTTGTACTAAGTTTTTATGCTCATCATCAACCTGATCCCACATCTCCTGGGTCACTTCAGGAAGCTTTTTTGCTCTTGTACGGAGCATATTCTTTTCAATTGAATTGACCATTAATACACCACCGTTATTCTGTTTTAATGCCACTGGCTTTTAAATCTTTTTTAGTAGCTGCAATCAATCGTCCGTCATTTAATGACTCTGCTGTTTTCTTCATAACCGGTCGAGGCTTTCCATACCCATATCCATATTCATCAGGATATGTGTAACCTTCTCCAGTCTCAATAACAGTGACAATATCTTTGCCATCATCTTCTCGGATATTATCCAACGAGACACCATTAGCTTCATTGTTGGTGATAAACGAATTTTTAAGCTCATTGGTTCGTTCATAAAGAAGGGGTTCATAAACACCGTAAACATCTGTTTCAACATGTTCCTGACCCGTCTTAGTCATTATTTGCTTCACGGTAGAGGATTGTTTTTGTATTGCTTGTTTAGCAACTAGCTCAATCAAGGTTTTAATTTCTTTTATGTTTTTAGCCATCAATTTTCTTCTGCAATAGTTTCAGTTAATTCTTCACTCTCTTCAATTCCTTTAGCGAGTGTTTCTTCTATTGCTTTGTCAGCTTTCTGTGGATCAAGTTTTCCACCTTCGTGTTTAATAATCTTTTGAACTTGCTCTAGAAGGGCAGTAGCAGTTTCAATTGCTTTAACAATACTTTCTTGAGGAAATGCTTGAACAAGTTTTGAATAAAACTCTGCATCTCTAATCTCTAAGAACAAAGCGAGCTTTTTGTTGACTTCTTTTGGTATTTCTAGATCAAAAAGGTTTTAATGAGATGAAAAGTCAGCCAGTCTGGATAAGGGATTTTTTTCAGATCAAGATTTTTCTCTTCAGCGTGAACATAGTCTCGAAGAAATTCCTCCGTCATATCTTTAATCTTCGATGGAGCAAAAACTGGGTAAATAAAAGCATGAATATCCTCGGTAAGTTGAACACGCTGTTTTTTTCAGTTTTTTTGCATCCTCTTTAAGTAAGGCAAGGGTTAACTTTTTTGATGCCATTTAATTTCCTCCTTTAATATCAAATAACAAAAGACACCTCAATAGGGGAGAGGTGTCTCGTTAAAACTTGTATTTTATTCTGTTGGTTTGGGCAATAAATTTATTGCACTGGATGGATTATTTGTAAATACACCGTCTACCTTTATCTTATAACTTGATCTAATAAGACTGTCTTCATTATTGCTTTTATCGCTATTGGTAAAATACACGTTAACTTTCAAACCATAATCATGAGCTTTTTTAATTAAAGTTGGGTTAGCTAATTTTGCTTTAATACCGATTGCAGAAGCATATTGACTTATGTTTTTGAGAGCATTATCATCAATGTCTCTTACTCCTTGTGTTCTAATTAATCTAGTTATTGGAATATTATTGTCCAATGAGTGTATCTTTTGTAAGCTTTTCTCGCTAAATGATTCTATAACGACTTTGTTATGGTCTATTAAGTCATATTTCTTAAGAATCTTAACTAACTGATCCTCCATAGTAATATGACCATTCTTGTCTTCTCTTGTTTCAATGTAGTATTTGGTTGAAAGTTTAAAGGTCTTTACTATTTCTTCAATCGTTTGAATCTTTTGCCCTTTACTAATATTTAGTTTTTTTATTTGATCGAGATTTAAGTCTCTAATATACCCAGTCCCATTTGTAGTTCTGTCTACACTATCATCATGAATTGCGACTAACTGCCCATCCTTTGTTTCTTGTAAATCAATTTCAATGTAGTCAGCTTTATCTTTTATTGCTCGTTTGTAAGATGAGAGTGTATGCTCGGGCTCCAAGTCAGAAGCTCCTCTATGGGCAATAATCATAGGGCGATAATCGGGGTTTTTACTGGATGCTTCAGGGATTGAACAACCACTTGTAACAATAAATATAAATAATATAATTATGTAGGTAATTTTCTTCATTGGACTAATCTACCATACTTTTCATGGGGACGCAATACATGAAAGTAATTAATAATATAACTGTAGTCATTGCAATTTTTTCACTCTTTATATGTCTATTGGGCTTGTTCTAATTCATATTTTTTCCCCAGTAATTTCTTCGTACTCTTCGGAAGTTAAAATCCCGAGGGGTACCATTTGTTTTACCATTTCAGGAGCCCACAACTCATCGTCAAAATAATCTTTTATTGTTTCAAACCAACTGCTCATTTCACAACACCGCCTACCAAAAGCTTAAAGATAAGGTCGGATAATTGTTTCTTCACTTTGTCTAGTTCCGATGGCTCAGGTGGAGGGGGGGAGGCTATTGATATACTCCTGCGTTACCGATTCATACCATTCTTGCTTGTCTGGATCAAACTTATCTTTATATAATCCATCTATCGGTTTTACTTCTGTAAACCCTTCAGATATTTCACTGCCTTCTTCAATGTAGACTTCTCCATCAGGGATAAAATTATAATCTTTATCATATTTGTAAACCCATATCACGTGTTTATTCACCTCTTATTTTGTTCTAAATTTAATATGAAACGTAATAAACTTAGACGAATTTTCTGTATTGGAGCTAGTTTGTACCCACACTGTCCCATCAGTATTAATTACTGACCTATGAGTCTGTGGAGCCGAGCCCATTCCTTTACTCGAAGCAACTCCGATATAGTAAACCGGATACAACGGACGACAATCATCCGGAAGTGTAAAAGCTGGCACATTCCCTAACGTTCCGCCTGTTATCGCTCCCCATATAGTTACCTCTCCGAAAATATTTTTTGAGTATTTAATTTGGCTGTTAGCTGAATCTTAATGACTCCACCCATTTGATAGTGAAGGAGTTTGCCACACAGGAGAGGAAGATAGAATAGAATTCCACTTCGTCTTATCTGCAGCCGTAACATGAATATCTGTTTTTTTAGCATGTTGATCTGTATATTCCTTTGCTGTTTTTAGAGTTGAATTCAATTCTTCAGTTGAGGGAATTGTGCCTGTTCCATGGTACCAATGACGAATATAAATCTTCTTTTCATAGGTATTCCCTGCAAAAAAGAAAAATTGTGCAAATCTATATACACTAGATTTTACATTCAATACCTCTCCAAACTCGTGAGGGTAGCCTGTTGACCCCTTGGCTATATAAATAGTAGTAATACCTGTAGGGTAATTATCCCCTGAACAAGCTGCATCTTGATAGAGGGAGGCATCGGCTATTCTATTTAGATTTTCTGTGCTTAGCTCTTCTGAAGTAATAACACGTTTCCATCCCCTAAAATCACCATCTGTGTGAATCATTCCAATCCACATGGTCACATCGTAGCTTGCATAAGCGATAATGGACTTTCTCCCTGAATCCCCCTCTAAAACATTATAGTTGTACTAAGCGTTGTTATCAGCTGGGGTGTTAATTAGACGGCTACTTAAACTATAATAAAAACCTGTTTTTAGAGAAAATATATCAGTACCATCTGGAACACTTGTTCTTTTTCCGTTATCCCCGGTCAGTTTGAATAATTGGGCAGCATTCCAATTATCTTTATCACCCTGAGACACATGGCAAATGCCATTCGAATTATGTGCTTGGAATTGACTAAACGATGCTTGTTTGACATTTTCAACAAAGCTCAGACCTATTTGTTCCTTTGTTACAGCATGAGGGTTATCTTTTCTATTTTCGTTATTGTCAGTATATGATTTTGCATTGCTTTCTGCGGATTTCCAGCTATTCCTTTCGCCAGTTGTTACGTGTCTTACAATATCTTCAGTATGCAGATCAAATTCAACTTTAGTAGCTTGTTTAGCATTAGTCACTTTATCTAATCCAATTTGAGTTGCAGTGACATTGTGAGGATTTGAAGTGTTAGATTCATGAGTGTCAAAATCAACCTTAGATGCTTGAGTAACATTTAGTACTTTATCAAGACCAACCTGTTCTTTTGTAACTTCATGTGGGTTATTTATGTTTTGAGTATGGTACTTCAATTCAAAATTTTGCTCTTCCATGAATGTTTCAACTTGATCGGTTAATTTTTGTTCATGGTCAATCATGTGGTTTTTACTTCTTAAATACTCATCTCTGAGATTGTTGATTTGTATATTATTTTGATTAAGCTGACCTACAAATTTACTATTGCTCATTAACTCACCGCAATCCCTTTTACGGTTACATCACCAATAACTGAGACAACTTCAACTATAAATTTGAATAAACCTGCTATATCGAAATCCCAATATTCATTAGTGTTTAAAGTTCCTGCACCTAATTGAAAGTCTGCTTTCCTTGTTCCAGCAAGCTCTGTTTTCTCACCGTTTTCATCTATTGCAAAGAATTTTAATTCTCTTGAAGTTGAGGAACCAGAGATCTTAACAGTTATATCCCGAAAATGTGATACTAAAAATTCTTCGCCTTCAGACGGGGTGGTTGTTGCTGCATGAAATGTAAATGTTGTCTTATCTGGTATAGTTCTAAAAATATGGTCATCGGTTTCTGGCAACATCTCTACCTCCTAATTTTGTATAAAAACTGTCTTTTATTTAAATAAAGAAGAGGGGAGAGACCCCCTCAAATAATCATTTAGCTTCAAATACTCTTACATCTCTGTCAGTACCGTCATTAATTACATAAACATAAAGTGTTTTTCCTTCTGCGACAGGGACTGAGAATGGTTTTTCACCAGCTGCCAAAGGAATACCTGTATCAGCAGTTACATTGGAGTTTCCAATGTAAATTGTTCCTTCTGAAGGAGGGTATACAGTAAGTGTTGTCCTGTCTGTTATGCCTGCGGTAACTTTTTGGGCTGTTGAAGTCACTGTGAATTTATCCGTCTTAAAAGAAGAGAAGCCCGGATCTTTTTCATTCAATGTTACGGAAGGAGATTGTACCTGGATACCTTTGATAGCATCCAAGCCAGTTTGAGGGAAGTCAACTTGCAGAGGCTTTTCTTGTGATTTGAGATGAATGTCAGTTACTAAACCACCGTTTCCATCATCTCTAGCTGAAGATTTTACACCATCGAAATGATTAAGTTTTGCTGCCATTAAAAATCACTCCTGTAAAATTAATTTCCAACGTCTACGGATTTAGCTTGAGTTTCTGTATCAGAGCCAGGATCTGGAGCGGCTGCATTATCATCTCTGCTCGCTTCAATAACAACAGCCATCTCATCTGTGTCCGTATCGGCCAGTGCTTCGAATTTAATTTCTGGAGCTAATGCATTACCGTTTTCGAGCGACATTTCAAACTCACCTGAAGGGGATACGTTAGGGAATTGAATGTAAATATCGCTATAGACCTCTTCGGTAGCAGGATTATAGGCAATTGTACGGTATTCAACTTCATATCGCTCAGAGAATTTACTTGCTTTAATAGCGAGCCGTCTGCCGATTTTGTTAATCTGATATACAGCTGTCAACTTCTCTTTTGTACCAGCAAATCCAGTAGGGATTAAATAAGTGCCATCAGTAGACACAGGTGTCTTGTAAGTTAATCCTTTTTTGTTGAAGAAGGTTACATCACTTACCGGTTTACCTTTTAGAGTGACCGCATTTTTGTCATCAACAATTAGCCCATGTTCACGGTCAAATACCTGAACTTTAGCTTCTTGCTCAATTGTTTCACCTTGTGTTATTGCCAACCACTCTAGGTCGAAAAATGCATTCTTGACAGTAAGATTAATTTCTTTTTCAGACTTTAAGATATAAAGTGGTTTATTCCCGATCTACCGCGAAGCTTATCTTCGGAGATGGTTTGGGAGAATGAAGCTGTTTGTGCTTCTGCTGTGAATACAAGCTGACCATCAGATTTTCTTCTGAAATAAACATCAGCTGTATCTTGAATAACTGTTTTCATCTATAGTTTTCCTCCTTAAAATAAAAAAAGAACAGCTATTAGCTGCCCTTAGAAAAATCTTTAGTCTCATTCATAAATTTCTCTCGGCTTATGTAATGTTTCTCTTCCTCAAATAAGTCAATGTGTTTATCCCAGTTCACAATGTTTTTGCCTGCTTCTGGTGATACTGTGGCAAAGAGGGTAGAAGTATCATATTGCTTGAATTGAGCAATCCGATGATAAGTCATGTACAGTTGAAACAGGGTCATGTCATTAATGTCTTTATAAAGATATCCTGTATAAGTGGACACCGTGCTAATAATATCCGCCATATCAACTGGATCAATATCTTGACTTTTGACTCTCTTGCTTCGCTCATTGGCTTTTTGAATTTCTGGATTTGAGCTTATTTTTTCTTCCTTCAGACAACACATTTTTAATACAAGCTCTCTAATGGAATCGAAGTTGTCTGGAGTAAGCTTATTCAGTATTTCTTCTCCGTTAAACATTTTAGAAAACACAACACTATAGGCTTCTTGAAAATTCGGCAGGGTATCCGAAATTTCAAAAAGAGTCATTTTTTTCAATTCAGCAATAAGCTCATCAAGTTCCCCAAAACGATTAACATCATCTTTGCTATAAATATAAATGATCTCTTTCTTGGACATTTTGATTTGCCTTAAATAATTAGCTAACTGACCGTACTCTTTAACTTTAATGAATCTACATTCACCAAGTTCTGTAGAGATTGGTTCTCCAGTAATGAAAAACTCAATATCAATCATTTCATAGCTCCGAAAGTGAATATCAATTTGTATCCCAGATACCCGTCAGGCGCATTAGATATGAGCAGCCTTGTATATTTAACACTTTTACCGATACCCGCAAAGTTTTGATTGAAAAGCATCTCACATATCCGATCAGTAATTTTTAAATTCCTGAATTCAGTCTCTTCATAAGTGTTAATGTGTGTATAAACATCAATCATTAAATCCTGATCGAGCAGCATCACACTTTGGGTAGAGGGTTTAGGAATCGCGTTACCAAGATAAACACAAAGTCTGCAAATTGGTAGATCGGGTAAATCATCTGTTTTGGGAGCACGTTTAATTATTGAGCTTAATATTGATGGAGAATCATCAGCAGGGTCGAAGTAATTTTCCAACGTCTGAACGTCAGGAAGAGAAGAGGAGAGAGGGTCATCTTTATAATATAAAAGACGGTTCAGTTCTGTATCATTCATAATGGTTCTGAATACAGTTGTCATATGTTCGACCATCATACTAATTCGCTATCACCTCCGACTTTTTTCTTGGCTATAAGTTTAATTGTTCCAGTGTCTTCATAGACCTTCGAATAGTCTATATCATCAACCCGGTACTCCTCGCCATAGAAGGAAAGAAAAAGACCCTTTTTTAATTTTTCATGTTTTAAAAAGGGGATGGTGACATGTGCCTGTCCTTCAGGAATATTTATAGCCAATTCTGATCCAATTATTGAGGTTGTGCGCTCAAAGACACAAGGAATTTCAAGCTTTTTACCAGGAACTTTAATCATAATTGGTTTTCCTGTAATTTCATTAATCTTTCCAGATGGAATCTTACGATCAGATGATGTTAGTGAAATAGATGAGTTACATAATTTAGCCTTGGCTATAGGATAAAGTTTGTTTGTATCAAACTCTGTAATGAGAAAAGGGGAATCGTTTATCTCCGAAATAGCTCCCTTATGAGATTCATAATCAGGTCGAAACAGTAATGTTTTGTCTTCGGAAGTTTTCCCCTGATTTATTATTACATCGGTTAATTCACCGTTAATCGGAATGCTCTCAGAGAAGAGTGAAGAATCAAAAGACTTATTTATTGTGTCTTTCGTATTATTAATGATAACTTCATCAGGAGTAGAACCGTACGAAAGCAGCCTCTTTTTATATGTTTCAAAAGAGTTCAATGTTCCATTCTCCCCATTATTTTTTCAATGGTTGCAAGAACTTTAAACACTTCTTTTCTAACGACATGAAAGCTGTAGTCATGTGTTGCAATATTCAATCGAATGGACTCTAGAGTTGCAAGCATGATAACGTAATCAGAGCAATCATGTGCAGATTTAATATTGCGCTGAGCTCTGTACAATTCGAAGATTAGTGAACTGACATAATTATTTATGCCATAATTACCTTCTTCGAGAAGGGGAATGATTTTAAAGATACGTGACTTTAAAAAGTTGAAGTATGCTAACTGAATTTTTGAATCTGTTATCATCTTCATGATCTAAAACCCCTTATACTTCCATTTGAGTATGTATATTGCACCATTAAATCTTCAGCTTCTTTTTTGATTAATTTACGCAGCTCTCTAATCTCTTTAATATGATTTGCTTGCGAATACAGCTTAAAGTCCTTGGAACTCAGAGTTTGATGCAATAGGTCGGCAGTGACTATTTTGGGAGTGAGGTATTCTACAACCATAAAACATGCCAAACTTTCTTTTTCTTCATCAGATAAATCCTCGTTAAATTGCTTGAGGGTTTGATCCCTGTCCGACAAGTTTTTTTACACCTTCTAAATTTAATGGATGAAGACCTTAATAAAGGCTCTAAAGTATCAGCCAAATCTCGGTCGGAAATATTTAAAAATGAGTAATCAGTTAACTTAGGAAGGAAAAACCCGTAGATTTCTTCAAAAGGAGTAGGCAAATTTTACGCCTCCTAATCTGCTAATGAAAGAATGTCCAAATGGAGCTCTTTTTCCAATAGCTTAAGAAGCTGAAGATTATTAAATTCTCTACTTTCAACACCTTTTCTAGCCTTGTCAGCAATCAATTCCTTCATTCCTCTAGGTAATTTAGGTAAGTTTTCTTTGGCATTTGTAGCTGAAAGATTGAAGAATTCCTCAACTTCATCAATAGGAATAATGTGTTCATAAACCTTACTTAAACCTAAGTATTGAACAACTTCCTCATCGTCGATAAAAATCCAAGGCTCTGTTAGAAACTTAGGCTGAGAAGATTTCATTGTTAACAATTCAGATACCTCTATATATTCTTCATCCCCATACGCACTCCATACAGTCTCTAGCCCAGTTTTTTTTGAGATATATTTCAAACTTCCATTCGTTACATTGAAACACGAAACCAACTGATTACGATTTATTTGTTTCTTTTTCTTAACTGTTTTCTTTTTTGGTGCTTCTTTTTCAGTAACTACTTCATTAGATTCAATTACAGTTTCTTTTGTTGCCATTTAAAACTCTCCTTTTTTATCTAAAATAAATGAGGGATAGATAGCCCTCGTATTATGCAAACTGATACATGCCATACATTACATTAAATACTGTGTCTACTCCGTATTGAGTAATGAATTTGTATTCCATAGACATATCTTGGTTGGTTGTACCATCGGAAACTTCTTTAATAAAAGGAGTTCCTTCCTTAACAACTTTAATTGGCTTAGCGTTAGCTGGAAGAACCATTAAACGATCATTAGCAATTTGGAATTCAAAAGTGTTTGGTTTGTGACTTTGAGGGATAGGACGGAGGGAATAACCGTTCCACACTTGAAGAACACCGTTTTTATTAATTTGGTCTTTCATATTTTCACTTAAAAGTGCAGAAGCACCAGACAATTTGGATAGTGCGGTACGTGTCCCAGCGATTATAATTTGAGACCCTTGATTTGCTGCTTTTACGTGTTCTGCCTGCTCAATTAATGTCGCATCATTATACGTCCCAGTTTGTTTGAATTCAGCTGGCAAGTATGCCATAGAAGCCATAAATTCTGTATAGATACGTGAATTTAACTCTTGAGCAAATGCTTCACTTACCTTTTTAATAAAAGTGTCCCAATCAATTCGACCAGCTAAGAATCGTTTGAAGTCTGTATAAATTGCAATAGCATACGGCTCAGTTTGTACGGTAAAGGTGTCTCCGATATTTAATTTTTGTCGTCTGATATTCCAGTGATTACCTGAGTGACGTGCTGCTACAAGCATTGTTCTGTCTTCAACATAAAATTCATTGGTGTCACCAAAAGCTAGATCACGATAATCTACAAATTGGTCGAAGAAAGGGCTGGCAATCATACCATCAGTAATTGTTTGGTCTAGCACTTCTTCAATAATTTCAAAGATATCATTCTTATAACGTCTAAATTGACGGAAATCAGGTTTGTCAGTTCCAATGATTTCAACAAATGCTTTACGAATGACATCGTTTGCCTGATTGTTTGAGTAATCAGTTACTCTATTTTTGTATAAATCAATACCTAGTTTTACAAGATCTTGTTTCATTTATTTAGCCTCCAAGTTAATATATTATTAGTTTTGTTCTACTCTGATAACAACTAGATCAAGGAAGCCACCAACATATCCTGGCTTACCGATGACAGTTTGAGCCCCTACTTTTTCAATGGCCTCAATCCGTCCTACAAATCGTTGATCCGTTACATCAGCTTCTGCAATTTCTTTGTATTTAAAGGAATTAGCTTGTAGGATTACTTTGTTTCCAATCAGGTCTGGTGATACAGAGAAAATGTCACCTTCAACAAGGTCGTACACTCTAAAAATTTGACCAGCTTCAATTTTGAAATTTTTCAAGTTATTTTGTGATCTGCGAGTCTGGTCATACATAATTTCATCTTGAGCTACAAGGGCAGCTTTTTTTTAGATGGATCAGTCGCTCTCTTAAAAAGGCGTAACTCCCGTTCTCCTTCATAAGGAGTGCCAACAACTCCAACGTGTCCATTTTCAACATTCAGTTTTGCTTTCACAGAATGAATATGAGCGCCACCATAAACGGCAGCTAAATTATCTAAACGAATAACTCCTGACATGTAAATGCCTCCTATAAATGTTTTTACTTTGAATATTTTTCAAACAACCCGCCATAAGCCATTGGTCTGTCGTCATGTTCATTATTGAATGGTATTTTCACAGTAGAGCCATTATCTTTTTTGTGAGAAGAAAATTTTGCCTTCTTTTTTCCTAGAAGGGTAAAGAGTTTTTCTTCAATTTGCTCAATGGATAGGTCTTTAGAAACTTCCTTCACTGAATTCATCTCATCTTCTGTTAGTTCAAGATTGAACTTTTCAAAGAGTTCTTTCACTTTTTCTTCACGTTGCGCAGATAAAGTTTCAGCTTTAAATAGCTTTAATTCTTTATGCTCTTCTCTTAATTTTGAATAGAAATGTTCAACTTCTTTTTCCTTGACCTCGACTTCAAATTTGAGAGTTTCTATAGGTAAAACAGAGAAGGTTTCTGAGGTATCTTCAATAAAATCAACGATATCAAATTTTTTACGCTTTTTAGTTGAAAAATCGATTGTAACCTTGTCTTCTGAAACACTAAAATTGAATCCATATAATAATCCATTTTCTTTATTATCAAATGCAAAAACCTCATCATCTTTTTGATCAGCATACTGGTAGCGAATTCGTTCCTCAGATTCACCTCAACTATAAGTCTTAATAAACTTTTCATTACTAAGAGCAAGTCTCAATTCAGTTGCCAATTGATTGGCTGATAATGAGAAAACATGAGCAGTATCTTTTTTATCGATTTTTTCAATTTCTGTTCCAACTCTTCGTAAGAATGAGCTTCAAAGTCAATTTTCTTCTCTGCAAGTTCATCAACTGTTACAGAATATTGCTTTAAAAGTTCAGTTTTATCCAAAGTTTCAATACCTCCTTTATTAACATTAACTGTTTTAAACAATTCCATTTTTTCTTGAATGCCCATAAACATCTTATCTTCAGAGAAGTGGGTCTCAATTGTCGCAGATTGCATAGCGGGGAGAACGTCATCGCCTAAAGCACAGGCACCAAAAAAGGTAAATTTAGTGAAATGAAATATGTCATCAATCCATTCTCCTTCGAAATCGCTATGTAATTCCATAGATTGCGACTTTACTATATCTCTGTTGAATATATTTATAGGATCGTTGAACTGATCTTACAATAATCGAGGTCAAGCTTCTGAATGAAATAAGAATCATCAGTTGTATGCTCGTATCCATAAAACACATCTTCTTTAAAGGCAATTAGCAGTAATTTTGTAAACTCGTGTTGCAGATTCATTACCTCTATAAGCTTAAGAATTTTTGAATATTGAGCTTTGAATGGTTTCTGAGAGAACTTATCTGTGTTTAAATCGAAGGGTTTAATGATGTAGTCAAAACGAAGCATAGTGGAGAAATACTGAACAAGACGTTTATAGTTAGGTGATGTATTGTATAAAAAACGGCTTACTCTTCGTAATTCTTTCTGGCTTTTTTGTGGATTCTGAAGATACATAATGATATTTTCTTTAGTGAAACTAGAAGAAATAACTGATTTATTGTTGCTCAGATTCATATCGTTAAGTAAAAGTTTAGAGAGCTGGGCGAAACTCGTTAATCGTTGATCCTCTTGTGGCAAATTTTCAACTCCTTTTTTTATGAAATTCGTGGTTGTTTAAACAAGAATATTTTATTCATTTCTATTTTCGGATGCTCTTTTTTGGTGATATTTTCACGTCTTAGTTGCTTTAAGTACCAAGCAAGCATCGCTATTGTTTAAGCTCTATCATCATGAACTTTATGTTTCTTATCTGGAGGCAAATCGTATCTTACTTTGGTGCTGCTACCTGAAAACTTGTAGATACTAACAAGCTCTTCTTTAGCAAGATCTATATTTGTTAAAGAAAGAATTTCCTCATCAGTAAGTTTGTATTTTTTACCTTCACCATCATCAGTAGGCAAAGTGATCTCTCCCTTGTAATCATAGGTTTCAGTGAAAGAGATTAAATTTAAGTCCATCATTTCAATTAAAGATTCAAACATATCGCTTTTAAGTTTTTGAGGGGAGAGGAGGGATAGCTTGTCAGCTGCATTGAGATATTTTGAAATATAAGATTTGTACTCATCATGTTGCTTATCAATCAAACCTCTGTGTTTTACTCCGTTTTTATCTACCCAATCTTCTAATAGTCCATCTGCCCAAGCATTCATACCGCCTCCACCGGCTCCAGCATCCAATAAAATTCTTTCTATGTTTTCATAATCAGCTGATTGAATACCGTTATAATTTATGAGCATTCGTTTAAAATCTTTAACCTGGTCAGGGGTTTTAATAGGCGTTTTCTTTTTCTTTTCTAAATCTGTCCATGAAACGTTGTTAGATATTTCAAGTCTATATCCTACGTTTTCATCATTAATTAACTCAGCAATTGTACAGACTGAATTATCGTGGTTTCTTGCAGGGTCAATAGCAAATAAGAATTTTCTATTCCCGTCATTCACAAGAACAGGGGGGCGTGTTTCAGAATTACGAATAATCATTGCACGTTTTATAATTTGGTTATCTGATCCTTCAGTTGTGAATATGTTTTTATATTCACGCATAGCTTTTTCTTTATTATCTCTCATTGCAGCATCTACAGTTTCTTGTGACAGCAAGGACACCGGATACAGTTTCCCGTTAAAGGTCGCATTAATAACAATGTCTGAGCTGATATCTGCAACAAAGTACCGTTTATCTCCTAAAAACATCTTCTTGGCAAAATCGCTGTATTTTCGATAGAAGTAGGTATCAGTTGAAGATGCTGAAGAAGCGTAAATTAATTGATTGGGCATTTGTTTAGGGAAGAGAGTGACATCTACATCGCCACCTAACCTAAAATCGCTGTTCTGAACAGCAAACGGCTCAGAAGTTGTGAATAGCTCATCGGGAGCGAAACCACTTTCATCGTAGAAATTTAGATTGGAACGTTTCGAACGGTTATTGTCAAAAGATCCGTTTAAAGAATTCACAATACTTCCGTTATAGAGTTTGTATTGGAAGGAGGCAGGGTTATGGGTAAAGCCATCAGTGTTAGCTGCACTCTTGACGGTTTCGTTATAAAAAATGTCGGTTAAGCCAGTGAAAGATGCAATTTCCCTTTTGGCTATCTTTTCGATTTTCAGGAACATTTCTTGTGACTGTGATCCAACACCGGCTAAGATGTATGCTTGAAAATTAGGTATCAAAAGACTTTTGGCCATAATAAAAGGGCTGCCCAGTGTTGTTTTCCCTGAGTTCCGCCCCATGCACCAAAGAACATATTGTTTGTACCAGCTTTCTATAAATGCATACTTCTGATAATCCAGGAGCTCCATTCCAAAGAATCTTTCTACGAATTTCACTGGATTTTTTCGTCCCCACTGAATAACCTCAGCTAGTTTTATAAATCCGTCTATTTTTCTTTGAGACATGTTTACTTTAGTCATTACTTTGCGTTCCTTCTGTCTTTCTTAAGCTGAATAGCTCTTTCTTTAACTTCCTATTTTCTTCCTCTAATGTGATCGCTCTTGAATCTAAATCTTGAATAATTTCTCTTTGCTCCATCAGCATAGATGTATAATCATTTTCATCAAACTGCAATTGATCCATGATACTTTTATTACTTTGGTCTGCTACTTGTCTTATTCCTTTTGCTGTTTCGATATCGAATTGATTAACTTCTCCTTCTTCGAATCCTTTTTCCTGAAGAGTCTTAATGATTCCAGAGAGTGTGCCAGCACCTTTGCTTTTATTGTTGTTGTGATTAACTGAAATACCGTTATCCTTAGCTAGAGCAAGCATAGACTTAAGAATTTTTTCTTTAGAGTCAATCAGTGATTTAATACCGCCAGCCTGATTTGACATATTTGCAACATCACTTGTAATCGTAGCAATTGCTCGGTTAATTTTATCTATCTGATTAAAACTCTTAACAATTTCAATTACAGCAGGCAGTTTAAAATTATCTTCGAGGGTTCCTTCGTCAAGGAAGTTGACGAGGTTGTTATACAGTAGACGCTTATCGCTTTCAATTTCACCTTCAAAAGGGTCGTATCCCAGCATACGCAATACATCTTTTTTGTTTGTATCGTCTAGCAGAATCCGATCCTCTTCTTTCTGCATAGAATCTTCATCAGTATTTAAATCGGTTTGTGTTCTACCTTTGTGATCAAATTCGCTATCTTGCCATGTTTTCATTCTATTGTGTCTAAGACCTAAATTCTTCATGTAAATAGAGAAAAGATGTCTATTCCTGTTTGCTGCTTCTTCAATTGAAGATAACCAAGTAGTGTGTAGATAAGGCTTGTCTAACATTCTCAAAAGATTTTGTATATGCGTTTGGTTTTCGATGTCGGAATCTGCAATTTTTAAAAGGCATTGTTTACAAACATGCAGTTTTTTAGTAGCAGCATGAAAAGGAGAGATAGAAGCATAAAACTGTCCTGAATCTCGTTCTTTACCGCAGCAAGTGCAAGTGATTTTTTCTGTTGTCATAATTTCACCTCCAGTGATTTTATTTGAAAACACATTTTATAAAACGCCCAGAAATAGAGAGGAAGAGGAGCGACCTCAATCACCACTGGGCGTTCTAAAAAGGTGTTTTTATTTTAAATATTCTTCAATGGCACCTAGACTAACTACCTTCTCAAAAGGAGAGTAATGTTTTGCCATGACGCTCATGTTTTTTAAATCTTCTAGAGCATATCTTCTATTAATAAAAGCTTCTCTATGAGACTCCATTACATATTTAGGATCAGCAAATGGCTTACTTACACCGTGACACGTCACCTCTTCATACACAGAAGGAATCGAATCCAATAGATACTTGTAATCAGACAGCTCCTTCATTAGTTGATCTTTGTTAATATTTCCTTTTTCATCTTCAATGATTTGCTTCCAGAACGACTCGTAAACATCTTTGTAGTCAGCCATTTATGTGACTCCAATCTAAATAAAATTAAAGTTTTAACTTAATCTAGCCCGAAATCATTTTGCACACTTGAACTTTCATATCTTTTGAAAATGAAGCCCAGTGGTTACTTAGTTCCTCGATGAATTTTTGACTGTTCATATAAAATACTCCTTAATTGTGCTTAAAGCGGATTATGTATGTAGCTTCAATACCCACGTCATCAAACACCATAAATTTCTGAGAAGGTTTAGTACCAAAGCGACCTTGCATAGCATAATCATCTGCACCAACAAGCGCTCCATTTACAACAACTGTTGTGCTGCCGTACTCTTTTTCATAGTTGTGATGGATATGACCACCAAATATGTAAGAGGGGATATATCCAAGTAATTGAGGAAGTCGTGTAACACATTGGTCAACACGATCATAATGACCATGGACAAAAACAACTTCTTGATTGTTGATCTTAGCGGGGATAAAACCATCTTGTTCTGGTTCAATAGAGACATTCTTAATATCTCTCAATCTAGCTTCAAGATACCAGTTGATAAGATACTCAAAGTTTTCTTTAATGCCAACATCATTTTTAGAAGGGGAGAGGCGACCATGATTACCAGCTACATTATAAAATTTCACTTCTTGGAATTCACTCGCCAACATAGCTAAAACTTCAGCAAGTGTTTCCGATACATACTTAATTTGTTCAACAGCATCTTCATTAGCTTGAACTCTTGTAGAAACATGAATAAGCCCACCAATTAAATCGCCGAGATTAGCAACATGCAAAGTAGAAACATGATTTTGCTTACCATATTCAATTACTTTGTTTGTGAGATGTTCTACACGCTCATTGAAAATTTCTTTATTGAATTTATTGATGCGGTTGTTAATTTCCATTCCGAAGTGCCAATCGCTGAATAGAGCAAGTCCATGCTTTTCGGTGACAGCAGGAGAAGGGAAGGTGAAGCGAAGAGGGCGTTTAGATTCTAAATTAGCAATAGCATGTACAATATCATCTTTAATTTTCTCAAAGCGAGCTTGATTGGCGATAAATTTCCGGTATTCTCTTTTTTGATCCCGAGCTTTGATTGTTTGTTTTTCAGATTCAATGCGGATTTCTTCATGTTTCTGTTGAACTTCTTTATCCACATTCTTTGAAACTATGTAATCATACCAACGTTCATATTGTTTAAAGTCCTTACGCCATTTGCTTTCATCATAGTTGGTTCCCTGATCCTTATTTAAAAGGGTAGTAATTGTTTTTGTATCAATGTGATAAGTATCTTTGTTTTTGAAAAGTCTAATATGATAATCAGTGAATGATTCGTCTTTTTCTCGTTGTAGCACAGAATTTAAAATAGCTGTCATTCAATCACCACCTAATCAGAAAGT